GGCGCCAAGCCCAGAATCAATTAAAGAAGGCTGCACAAGCCACCGGCCGCCCATTGAAAGAGGTGGCCGGATCTGGATTAGATTGCGAGATCCTGCGGCTTGAATCCTTAGCCGCCACCCTGGGCGAAGGCGCCAAGGACGCCACCGGCCCAGAGCGCTCGGCTTTGATCGGTGACTACACCCGAGTGGTTGAGGCGTTAAGGCGCATGAAGTCAGACCGCCCAGATATAGACGAGGCCGAAGGTAAAATGATTCCGGTGGATGAAGCAGACAAGGTGCTAGCCCAAAGGGATAACGCCCTGATCCCGCTGCTTAAAGGTATGGCCAAAAGGTTGGCACCGATCTGCGCTAACCGTCCGGCCGCCGATGTTGAGACAGAGGTGGAAAATGAAGTGGGCCAGATCATGCGACAGGTTGAGGCGGCAATGTGACCAAGGCTCAAGAGGATCTGCGCAAACGCGCTAGAATCCGATGGCACTACGAACGACCGCCTGGGGTGATTGAGTGGGCGGAGAAAAACATCCAGCTCGATAGCCGACTGACCGCAAGGCCCGGACTCTACAGCACGACATGGACGCCTTACGTTAGGGGCGTACTAGAAGCACTGGCCGATCCTGGCGTGCACACTGTGACGCTTTGCTGGGGATCGCAAACGGGCAAGACGCTAACGCTGGCTATCTGGCTGGCTTATCGGATCGCCAACGATCCAGCGCCGGCTCTGCTGGTTATGCCTAACGCGGATCTGGCTAGATCATACAGCGAGACGCGACTGACCCCGATCTTTGAGAAGTGCAAGCCAGTAAAGCGACTTTTTCCGCGGGACATGGACGATTTTAAAATCTTAGAAATGCAATTTGCCACGATGACGCTTTCTCTGGTTGGCAGTAACAGTCCGGCCAATCTTAGTTCACGCCCGATTTGCTTAGCCGTTTTGGACGAGCTGGACTCTTTTGCTGCACCATCCGAAAAAGATGCGGCCGCCTACTCGCTAGCCTTAGAGCGGACTAAAGCGTTCCCGCAACGCAAGCACGTCCTAACCTCCACCCCGACGCTCAACACCGGCGACATCTGGATCAACTTTCAAGCAGGCACCCAAGAGACTTTCCACGTCCCTTGCCATGCGTGCGCAGAGTCTGCCCCGATGGAGTTTGGCCAGATCAAGTGGGACGAAACTGCAAGATCTGAGGACGGTAAGTGGGACATGAAGCGAGTCACGGAAACCGCCGCCTATCACTGCTCGAAGTGCGACGCTAAGTGGAGCGAGGGCAACCGTCGCAAATCGATCGAGCAAGGCAAGTGGGTAGCGGCCAACACCTCAGCCGAGGCAGGCCGGCGATCTTTCCGCCTGCCCAGCTGGTACTCGCCCACCATCACCATCGCCGACTGCGCTAAAAAGTTTCTTACTGAAAAACATTATCTCCACGGATTGCAGGGGTGGGTGAACGGTTGGAGCGCGATGCCTTGGGAGGATCAGTTTGACGATAACGAACTCACGACAATTCCACCCGGTGCTTTTGCTAAAAAACAAACTTGGGAAACCGACCACATCAAATTAGCGGCGATTGATCGACAGATCGACGAGTTTTGGTTTGTCGTTAGGGCGTTTTCTAGGGATGGATCGAGCCGACTAATTGAAGAAGGAAGGCGACGAACGATTGAGGATGTTGCACAAGCATTGTCCGAGCTGGGCGTGAAACCGATTCACACCTGCATTGATTCAGGATATGAAACGCAAGACACTTACCGATGCGCGGCTCGCTATGGGTGGTTAGCAATTAAAGGGGAGGAGCGGCAGTTTTTCTACGTTGAAGGCGCCGGCGGCCGATTCAAAAGCGTGCATAGCTCCGATCAACCGACAGACGCTGGGTGCCGCCTGCTCCTCCTTTCGTCGCCGTCGTGTCAGGATCTGCTTGCGTGGTTAAGGCGAGGGCAGGGGCCGCTGTGGGAAGTTGCTCACGACGTTAGCCCAGAATACCGCGAGCACATGGCCAGCCATCGCAAGGCTCATCGCATCAACCGAAAGACCGGCAAAGACGTATACGAATGGATCCGCGTAAAGGGCAGGCAGGATCATTTATACGATTGCGAGACCTACCTAGTCGGTCTGGCTGTTTACGGCAAAGTGATCACCGCAGAGGCCGCCATAGCACAGGACTCTAAACCATGATTGACACCACCCCAACGAAGTCGTGGATCGTGCTCTCCTTTTTTCCCTATGGATTCAAGCGTCTAAGAACGCTCAGGCGCTGGTCCTTGCCCTTGAAGCAATCGCCGCTGGCCAAGCCACCGTCTTTCAAAACGGCGGCCGCACCATGATCTCCGCATCCGTTGCGGGTAAATCGTTCAGCTACCAAGTCACCACCGGCATCACCCCAGTAGAGGTGGTTAAGGCAGCGTTAGAAGGATGGCGCCTTACCAACGGCAAAACCGACGCACAAGTCGCGGCAATCTTCACCGGCGATCAGTCCATGGTTTCTTACCCGCGTTTCCTAGAAAACGCCTTACCAGGCGGAGTCTAATATGGCCTTAGGATCAAAAATAATTAGCACTTGGAGCCGCATGCTCCGGGCCGTCGGCCCCGACACTCGCAAGCGTCGTTTTGTCGAAGCACAGCTAGCCGATACTAGGCTCGACGTCTCGGCCGCTTCGCGTCAGGCAGTTTCTAGTCTCGCCCGCTGGCTTTGTTACAATGACCCCACCATCCGTGGCGCGATCGATACCATCACTCGCAATACCATCGGCGCTGGCATCAAAGCTCAGAGTCGCACATCTGACGAAGGCTGGAACAACGACGCCGAGGCGTGGTTTGATATGTGGTCGGGCAGTTGCGACGTCAGAGGAATTTTAGATTGGAACACAATGCAACAGGTGGCCACTCGCACCATGTTACGGGATAACGAGATATTTGCCTTGCTGACAGATAACGGCGACGGCTGGCCTATGATCCAGCTAGTCGAAGGGCACCGCTGTGAAACGCCCGGCTATCTTTCAAACGAACCGAATGTTTTCGACGGAGTGCGCCTTAATAAAAATGGTCGCCCGCTCAGTTACTATGTCCGATCTGGAAATGACGGCGAAAAATTTACAGAAGTCCAGGCTAACGATCTCATCTTACTTGCCGAACGCGATCGAGCCGACGAAGTGCGCTCGATCAGTAAACTAGCATCCTGCATCAACACCTGCCTTGATCGCTCCGAAATTCTTGAGACAGAAATGCTTGCACTAAAAAGAGCAGGCCAGATCGGCCTTGCCTTAGAATCATCGAGCAACTCTGGCCCAGGCTTTTTTAATCCCACATCCACCGACGATTTTAATCTCACTACCGACAAGATATTTGGCGGCGGTGCCTTACTTAATGTTCCGATCGGTAAGGTATTGCGTGAGATTAAAAACGATCGGCCCAGCCAAAACCTCCAGACCCACATGGATCAGTATCTCAAAGCCATCGCGCAAACTCTCGGCCTGCCGTACGCGATGATGTGGGATCCGTCCACGCTCTCTGGACCAAACACTAGACTTATACTTGGCCAAGCCCAACGGCGTTTCGATGAAGTAGCCCAGACCGTCATTGTTCAGTTCATCTCTCGCGTGCGCAAGTGGGCACTAGCCAAGGCGATCAAGCGTGGAGATCTCACCCCGCCTAAAGGCGTGATGCAGTGGTGGGCAGCCGAGTATCACACGCCAGCAAAGGCCACCATAGACGCCGGCCGCGATAGTGCAGCTGACCGAGAAGACCTAAAGATGGGCCTGACGACGATGGCTCAGGTGTACGCCTCCCGCGGAGAGGATTATCAAACTGCTATTAACCAGAGAATCTCTGAATCTGTTTATATTCAAACCCAGTGTAAAGCCGCTGGAATTGAGACCACCGCAATTCAGATTTTGAATAACGCGCCAGTAGCGGCCCCAGCGATCAACGCCCCATCAGCTCCGGCCACTCAAGAGACAACCGTCACCCCAGCGCTAGAAGCGAGGGAAGTGGTCGTCCACCTGACGATGGCCGAGCCAGAGCCCGCGCCTATTCCTCAGCCAGTTGCAGAATCCGCCCCCGCACCGTCCACAGATACGTTCACCATGCGCGACGATGCCGACTTTACACTAACGAAGGCGGAGCAGGAAATGATCGTCTCAGCCCTTGGCATCGGTAAGTACCGCCCAAAAACTAAAAAGCGAAAGTAGTTGCTACGGCTTCCAAGGGGAGCAGGCTTGAGGGGTGAGCAGTAGGATACATTTTCATTCGTCCGATCGCGCCCCTTCCGAAGAAAATGAAGAAGTCGTGTTTTTTAAGGACCGCACCATCCGCGTAACTCAAAAAGCAATTCTCATTGGCTCACCCTATAACCAAGCGTTTGCCATACCTCAAGTTATCGGCGTGTCCTATTCCAAAGAAAAAGAAACCATCACTACCTTGTTTAGAATTATTATTGGAGGCTTTGCGTTGGTTTGTGGCATCGGTTTTATAGCAAATAAAAGTTACGCTCTAGGCGGTGTCCTGGCTGCCTTTGGCCTCTTTAAACTTAAAAAAGCACTGACCTTTGCTTGGTTTGTATCCCTGCAATTTAGTGGTCTTGGCAATCAAACGCTGATTATGAAATCAAGGCGGGATGCGGTTAAACTTTGTAACGCAATCACCCAAGCCATAAGCCATGTACCGCCACCCCCTCCATCTGGCGGTGAATCCGTCGCCTACCAGCCTTACTTTCCCAGCCCCGTAAATTCTCGCAACTAATTTGACACGCCATGCGCGGGCAT